CGCATCGATTACGACAGCAGCCCGGGATGGGAGGGGAAGCTCGTCATCCGTGACCCGGCCTGCCGCCGGGACGTGGCCGCATGGATACGGGAGCACGAGCGGGAGATCATGGACGAGATGCGGGGCGGTGGGCCGAAGGCAGGAAGAAACGCCGGGCGCAGGAAATAGAAAGGCCCCTCTGGAAGGACAGAGGGGCCAAGGCAAAAGACGTCACCCAACAAGGGATGGATTGACTATGCAGGAAAATGCAGTGGGACGCAAGGATTTTGGGCTGGAAAAGGCGGAATTGAGGCTGTCGAAGCGAGCCTACAGGGCTGCGGTAGACGATGCACACAAGGCCATCATGGCTGTCAGGGACGCACGGGAGCGTGTGCGCCGGGCGGAAAGCAGGATGAAGGAGATGGGACTAAATGGCTGAATATCGCACCATACGGATGGCCTTCTGGAACGATCCGTTCGTGGAAGAGTTGGAGGCTGGGGAAAAGCTCCTTTACCTGTACTTGTTCACCTGCCCGCACACCAATAACCTGGGCGTCTTGGAAGTCTCTCGCCGCAAGATCGCCTTTGAGACGGGGCTGGATGTGGCGACGGTCAACGCTGGGCTCGAAAAGCTGGAGAAGGCCGGGAAGATCGTGACGGATGCGGCCTTCATCCTGCTGACGCGCTTCATCCGCCACCAGACGACGACCTCCCCCAAGATCGCACAGGCCTTGAAGGGTATGCTTGCCGGCGTTTCTTCCGGGAAGCTGCGCCACGCCCTATGTTCAGGGTATCCCAGCATATTCGGAGGGTTATCCCAAAGCGGATACCATACGGATACCATATCCATAGGGTATCAAGACCACACCGATACCGTATCCATACCCTATCGTGACCATATCGATACCGTAGGCATACCCCCCGCTGAAGAGGAAGAGGAAAGGGAAGAGGAAGATAATAGCACTCTCACTTCGTTCGAGTGCTTGTCAGAAAGCGCCCCGCTTCCTGACGCCCCCGCCAGCGAGCCCGAGGAGAAGAATCCCCGCATCGACCTCGACCGGCCAGACCCGCACACCAGGCCCGGAGAGATCCCGTGCCCTCACAAGCGCATCATCGAGGCCTACGAGGCCATCCTGCCGGAGCTCCCCAGGGTCAGGGTGTGGCGGGCGGAAAGCAGGATGAAGGAGATGGGACTAAATGGCTGAATATCGCACCATACGGATGGCCTTCTGGAAC